TTCTCGCACATTGGCATCGCGGTTGCCGACATCGATGCCGATTTTTTTGTGCATACGGTTGAGGGGAATACTAACTCTGATGGTGCTAGAGAAGGAGACGGAGTTTACCGGAAAAAGCGTCATTCGAGCAAGATCCGCTCGGTGATACGCTTCATGGTGTGAGTACACTCGTTGAGTGTAGGGTAAAATCCAACGTCAAGAAAAATCGTCTTTTGAGGTGAAAATAAAAAATCACTCTGAAAGACGATTTTTATTGCGATATGGATTCTGCGAGTCATTGTGACGGCGGTTGCAGGACGCAACTCGAACCAACCAACACCATGAACAACCTAATCACTAAGTCAGAAACCCAAAACATTCTGCTCACCGCAACAAACGCAGACGACAGTATTCGCACCCAATCCTACTACTGGACTGCTGAGGAAGCAATTTCTGCTGCCTGCCGAATCGGTGGTTTTTATACGATCCGAAATGTCGAAACCGGGGTACTAATCGAAGCTCAGTGGTAACCAACTCAGCCGGGGGTTCGATCCCTCCGGCAATTTTGAATGAACCAAACCAATATGCTCTACCTACCAGTAATCATCGCATCAACTCTCGGAATATTTGCATTCCGAATCATCGGACAATCCTGGGCCAAGGCCACTCTTTCGTGGGCGGCAATTATGGCAATCATTCCAGCTTGCTACGGATTCGCTGTTCTCGCTCACCTTATCAAACCATGACCACATCCGAATACATCGCAAACCTAGCAGCGGCCAATGGGGGACGCATCACCCCGGATCTCGTTCTCGAAAGTGCGAATCCAAAGGACTCGCCAATCCATCATCTATTCTGCTGGGACGATACCGAGGCCGCCAAAAACTATCGCTTGCTCCAAGCGCAAACGATCATCCGCAAAATCCGGGTTTCCTACGAGCAATCACCCGAACGCACAGTCAGCGTCCGAGCCTACGTCAACGTCGAGCCTAAGCGCGAAGAGGAGGAAGACCAGCCGGAACGCGGCGTCTACGTCACCCTCTCGGAAGCTCTGAGCGTCGATGAGTACCGGAAGCAACTCTTCCAGTGCGCAAAGCGTGATGCTGCGGCATTTCGCAACAAATACTCAACCCTTGTGGAGGTGTCTAACATCATCCGCGAAATCAATCTCCTAGAAGCATGAGCAACGCAGGCATGGCCCGGCAGGGACGGGCGAGGCGAGGCATGGCAGGCACGGGTTGGCGAGGCCAGGCCGGGCAGGGCATGGCAGGCGGGGCGAGGCGAGGCCGGGCGGGGCCGGGCATGGCGAGGCATAGCACAAACCGCGACCGGAGAGCGGGGTATAAATAGCCGGAAATTCTCTTAGAACACAAAAACCAATACCAACATGAAAACAGCAAAAAAGGCTGCAAAAGCAGTTACATCAGAAGTCGAAAACGTATCAATCACCGCGCCAAAAATGCACGTCGCGGAATTCAATATCATCGGAACCGCTCCATTCGTGCAGCTCCGATTCTCCAAGAAAGGCGAGCTAATGGACAAGATGGCGCTTGGCTCACAAGCCAAGAACAAGAAGGACCGCAAGGCGCGTGACTACGAGGCTGAATTCAAGGCAGCGCAGCACGTCTCAGACGAAGGTTGGAATGGGATTCCGGCTGGATCATTCCGTAACGCGATGATCTCTGCATGCCGACTCGTCAACTTTAAGATGACTCTTGCGAAGCTATCAATCTCGGTGATGGCTGATGGATTTGATGCCGACGAGGGAGTGCCACTGGTGAAGATCAAAGGAAAACCAGAACTCTGCACCCATCACACGCGAAACGCAACCGGCGTCTGCGATGTTCGCACTCGGGCGAAATACTGGCCGTGGTCCGCGAACGTTCGCGTTCAATACGACGCCGATCAATTTTCCTCAACCGATGTCGCCAATTTAATGGCAAGAGTTGGAGCGCAAGTTGGGATCGGCGAAGGCCGACCAGACAGCAAGTCATCCGCTGGCATGGGATGGGGAACCTTTCGCCTAGGCTAAAATGCGGCAGGCGGGGCTAGGCGAGGCGAGGACCGTCTCGGTAAGGCAGGCCAGGCCTGGCGAGGCTGGGCGAGGCGCGGCATGGCAGGCACGGCACGACGCGGCGAGTCCAGGCAAGGCGAGGCAACGCAGGCAAGGCACGGCATGGCCAGGCAGGGCTGGGCGAGGCGCGGCAAGGCAGGCGAGGCGCGGCACGACGCGGCACGACGCGGCGTGGCCCGGCATAGCAAAAACCGGATGGCGGTTCCGGGGTATAAAATCCGCCACATTCTCAAACACAAAATGATAACTCGAAAATTCTTCAAACTCCGAACTCTAGAAACCAATCCAAGGGTCATTGTTCGCAAGGACATGATCACCGGATCTCAATTCGTAGAGCATGAACTCAAGGGCCAATACTACCGAATCCTGCCATTTGGCGAAAAAGACATTTACGCAGTTTCGATGATGGCGCACCGGGAAGACAAGTGGGCGCCTGCAAAGGGCAACGGCATCATACTCACCAAGGAAATAGTCGCGAAATTTGACCAATGAAAACTCAAGAATACGATCAATTCATTTCTCAAAAGACCAAGCGCCTTGCATCGTGCGGATTTGAGCCGATAGAAATCAAAGCTCCACTTTTTCCATTTCAAAAACACGTCGTCGAATGGGCTATAAGAAATGGAAGAGCAGCCTTGTTTGAAGAATGCGGCCTTGGGAAGACTCTTCAGCAAATTGAATGGGCGCATCAAGTTGCACTAAATACAGGAGGATCGGTGCTAATACTCACGCCTCTCGCAGTTGCAAGTCAAACATTAACTGAGGCATTAAGATTTGGATACAATGCAAAAATAGCAAAATCTGGAGATGATATTGAACATGGAATAAACATCACAAATTACGAGAAGCTAGATTTGTTTGATGGAATTGAATTTAGTGGAGTAGTTTTAGATGAATCGAGCATTCTTAAAAACTTTACAGGTAAAACCAGAATCAGACTCACATCCAGATTTGCTCAAACGCCGTATCGCTTATGTTGCACTGCAACACCCAGCCCGAACGATTATACCGAATTCGGACAACATGCTGATTTCCTCGGAATATGCACGCCAGCGCAGATGCTATCGACTTTTTTCATCAACGATACATTCAACACTGGCGACTGGAGATTGAAAAAGCACGCGGAGAATGAATTCTGGGAATGGGTAGCAAGCTGGGCCGCATGCATTGGAAAGCCATCTGATATTGGATTTGATGATGATGGGTACCTGTTGCCAGCATTGAACCTTGAAACGATAACTGTCGATGTTGACGAAGTTGCTCCAGAAGGAAGCGATGAGCTTTTTAAGCACGCTACGCTATCAGCAACAACGATGCACAAAGAGCTAAGGGAAACAGCAGAATCAAGATCGGAAGCAGTTGCCAAAATGGTGAATGATTCAGTCGAAGCATGGATCATTTGGTGCAACACTAACGTAGAGGCTGATGCTCTTTCATCAAGGATACCGTCTGCTGTTGAAGTCAGAGGGAGTGATACGCCAGAAAAAAAGGAGTCACGTCTGCGCGATTTTACTGAGGGGAAAACTAGAGTATTGATCTCAAAACCATCAATCTGCGGATTTGGCATGAATTGGCAGCATTGTAGGAATGTGGCTTTTGTCGGACTCTCATATTCATTTGAGGACTTCTATCAGGCATTGCGTAGATCGTATCGATTTGGGCAAACGATGCCGGTAAACGCATACATTATTCAGGCTCGGACTGAAGGAGCAATCCTTGCGACCGTTAAAAGAAAAATGGAGCAACATCAAGAGATGCAAAAACGCATGAAAGTTGCTGCTCTGGCATTTAAAAATCATTCTCAAAAACAAATTCGCATGAAAACAGATATCAATACAACTACTGGAGACGGATGGGAAATTCATCACGGAGATTGCGTCCGAGTCGCAAAGAATATCGAGGATCAATCAATCGGATTCTCAGTATTTTCTCCGCCTTTTGCCGATCTATTTACGTACTCGGACGATCTACAAGACATGGGAAATTGTGCTGATCTTAATGAATTCAGATTGCACTTTGAAATACTCATTGCGGAAATCGCGAGAATCATGAAGCCTGGGCGCGAAGTTGCAGTTCACTGCGTTGACTTGCTTTCTACTAAATGGAAGCACGGCAAGATTGAGTTCCAAGATTTCTCAGGTGAGATCATTCGGATGTTCTGGAAGCACAACTTCGCATTTCATTCTAGGATCTGCATTTGGAAATCACCAGTAACCGAAATGCAAAGAACGAAAGCTCACGGGTTGCTTTACAAAACACTCAAGGCTGATTCTTCGGATTCGAGAGTTGGTTGTGCTGACTATTTACTTGTTTTCCGTGCGCCTGGAGAAAACCAAGATCCAATCACTAAAGATCCATCTCGGTATCCAGTAGATTGGTGGCAGGAAGTCGCGTCACCAGTTTGGATGACGGTTGATCAAGGCCGAGTCTTGAATAAGGATGGCGCGAGAGATCATGCAGACGAGCGCCACATTTGCCCATTGCAGCTTGACGTTATTGAAAGAGCAATCGAGCTTTGGAGCAACGAGGGGGACTTAGTTTATTCGCCATTCACAGGAATCGGAAGCGAAGGCTATTGCGCACTGGAACTGAATCGACGATTCGTTGGAAGCGAGCTAAAAGAATCGTATTTTAATCAAGCAGTGCAAAACCTTAAGAACGCAAAAAGCCAACTATCACTTTTCTAAACCTTCCCGCCTGCCGAGTGGTAAAGCGGAAAAATCCCAACATTGGACTGGCAAAAATTTGAGGAAGTTGAGCCAGACAATGTTGGAAACTTTCAGACCAGCCAAAACATGAAAACACCAAGATCGCAAAGCATACAAATACTAAATGCTCTCTCGAAAGGTAGAGCCATCACACCCATCGACGCGCTAAACAAATTTGGATGCCTGCGCCTGGCGGCACGGATCTCCGATCTGCGAGCTGATGGTCATCAGATTACCACGAAGATCGCCAAGAAAAACGGCAAGCGATTCGCTCAATACTCGATGCCATGAACGACAAAATCAACTACCGCGAAAAGGTGCCATGCTTTGGCAACCAACCACAGGCCGACATCGAGCTATTGAAGAAAACCGCAGAGGCCGATCGCAGACGCGAGGCGCTACTCAATTACCTAGAAGAGGATGCGAATCACATCGAATCCATGATCCTGACAATCTGCATGGCGGTCATCTGCGGATCACTCGTCACCATCGGATATTTTCTCCACCCAATAATCACCCAATACCTAAAATGAGCACAACTGAAATTACACCACATAAACCATCCGCCTTGGCCGTCATGGCCGAGAATATCAGCGTTGAGCCTGCCAAGCTACTGGCTACACTCAAAGCCACTGTATTCAAGGGCGCTACCGACGAGGAGTTGCTGGCGCTTGTCGTAACGGCCAACACTTACCAGCTCAATCCACTACTCAAGGAGCTTTACGCATTCCCGAAAAAGGGCGGCGGCATCACTCCAATGGTCGGCATTGATGGCTGGCTGAAGATCGCCAATCGCCAGCCGAACTTTGATGGCATGGATGTCGCAACATTCGGCGACGATAAAAACCCAACCCATGCAACCTGCACAATCCACCTCAAGGATCGCGCTCACCCGGTAGTGATCACCGAGTATTTCGATGAGTGCAAACGCGAGACAGATCCATGGCGGACGATGCCAAGGCGCATGCTTCGAAACAAAGCGATGATCCAAGCGATTCGCGTGGCATTCGGTATCGGTGGCATCCACGACGAGGATGAGGCAAGAGACATCGGAGGTTCCGGCCTGCGGAATGTGACGCCAAAAGTAGTCAAGCTCGACGCTCCAATCAATCCGTTTGCGAAGTTGGAAGTTGTGAAGGAAGAAATCCAAGAACAGCCAAGCGCCGGATTCGACGCTGACGCCATCGAACCAGAACTACTATGAGCGCCGAGGAACAAGCACATCGAGCGATCGACCTGATCGCAGCCACCCCGCCACCGCAGAATGCAGCCGAGGAACTCGCGGCATTCCGCGATATCGGAAGGCGGATCTTTGGACAACTCAAGGATGCAAGGCAGAGCCTGCGCTTTCAAGTCAATATCTCCAAGGCCAATGGATTCACGGCTGCGGCGAAACGAGCATGGGAGGACTGGCTATGATTATTCACCCCCAAATGATCCAGCAGTCCGAGGAGTGGTTCCGCGCTCGCTCTGGCAGGCCGACAGCATCGCAGTTCTCGCGGATCTTGACTGCAACTGGTAAGGACTCATCGCAATGGGAAGACTTTGCCATCGAACTGATCGGCCAATGCGTCCGTCCAGACGAGATCACTTTCGAGGGCAATCGGCACACCGATCGCGGAAACGAGCTAGAGCCAGAAGCGCGTGATCTATTCGCGGAGACGATGGATCTGGAAGTCAGCGAAGTTGGATTCATCACTAGGGATGATGGAGTCATCGGATGCTCACCCGATGGACTGGTGACCAATCCGAATTCATCGAAGTGGATTGCTGGGTTGGAGATTAAATGCCCACTCGCGAAGAACCATATCAAGTATCACATCGAAAACAAGGTGCCGGACGCATACCGCGCCCAGGTACACGGATCGATGTGTGTCACTGGACTGAAACACTGGTATTTCATGTCCTATTGCCCAGGCATGAATCCATTCATCATTCGGGTCGATCGCGATGACTACACTAAGCAACTCTCGGACGCGCTTGATCGGTTTTTGATATTTTACGCAGAACGCCGGAAGGTCGTGCTGCCAACCATTTTAGAAACATGACATGGATACTACCAAAGCAGTTACACACGTTAGCCTCTGTGCAGGATACGGAGGCATTGATCTCGGACTTAACCGAGCAATCCCAAGTTTGCGAACAATCGCTTTTAGTGAGATCGAAGCCTTCGCAGTCGCGAATCTGGTCGCAAAAATGGAAGCGGGACTCATGGACGCAGCACCTATCTGGACGGATCTTAAAACCTTCCCATACGATCAGTTTCACAGACGAGTGGACATCCTCTCTGGAGGCTACCCATGTCAACCATTCTCAGCAGCAGGGAAGCGAGCAGGATCAGACGACCCAAGACACCTTTGGCCTTTCATCGCAGACGGAATTCGACTTATGCGACCCAAGATGTGCTTCTTCGAGAACGTCGAAGGACACATCACGCTGGGACTCTCCAGCGTTATCAGCGACTTGGAAGAACTGGGTTACAAAGTGTCGTGGGGAGTATTCAGCGCGGCTGAATGCGGTGCGCCACACCAACGGAAGCGTGTCTTCATCTTGGCCTACTGCCAGCAGCAGGGATTG